AACTATAACTCTTTATTGACTAAGTTTCCTAACCAAAGTAAAGATTATCTACTTAGCGCTGCTAAAATAGGACTTAATTCTAATACTAAAGGTATTGAGAAACTATCAGCAAATGATGGTATTGCACAATTAAAACAAGATTTAACTAACGTTGATAATATTAAAAGCCAGGCTGATAAAGACAAAGGCTTTCGTGAAGGTATTTATAGTGTACTAAAGGGTACTACTCGTGTTGGATTTGCTGCCTTACAGGCACCTTATCAATACATAACTAACGTTGGTAGAAACCTATATGCCAAAGGCAAAGGCGAAATCAGTACAACTGAATTAATTAAGAATATTAGTTTAAGTGAACTTACTGGTGAAGAAACTAACTTAGGACAACTTTTACGCGCAACTGGTGGTTTAGTTACTGGTAAAGGTCCAGTTGATACTGGTTCTGGTTTCTTTATTAGCCCTGAAAGTAAAGTAGGCGCTGCACAGGCTAAGGCTATGTCCTCTTATGGACGTATTAATGGTAAATCATTTACAATAGGCCGTAACTTAATGAACAGTCTAGGCGCAGATCCTAATAGTACACCATATCGAGTAATGTCAGGTATCGTAGATGCTACACTTGCTGTAGGAACTGACCCATCTCTATGGTTTGGACCTGGTTCTGTAACCAAAGTTATTAAGGGTGGCAAAGAATTACAGGCTGCTAAAACCGCTGCTCAAGCAGTTAAAGAAGCAGAGCGTTTAGCAAAAATTGAAGATATTAAAGTTATTACTAAAGAAGAAAAAGAAATATTAAAGCAACGCGTAGGTACTGAAAAGAAAGTACGTCGTAATATAGACAATACCTACATGAAGGCTGAAAGAGATTTAGTTAAAAAAGAACAGTCTAAAAGTAATGCTAATATCAAACGCCTAGGCAAAGCCTTAACTACAGGTATTGGACGTTTAGAGAAAACTCAGGGTGATCCTGCGGTTATCGAAACTATTTCAGATGTCAATATTGGTGACTTCGTAATGAAGAACCTTGCTGAAAAGAAATCACAAGGCGTAATTGACCAAATTGCTCAGTTAGATGCAGATTACATTAATACAGGTAGAGCCTTTACTGGCATCTATATGGAAGAATTACCACAGGCTGGTAAACTATCATTTGGTGCTTTTGATAATGGCGAGTATATTGTTACTGCTGCTAAAGATAAAGATCTAGACATCTATGATATTGCTAAGACATACAAAGATGCTACTGCAGATGAGATTGCTGATGAAATGCAACGTCGTGGTAATTTTTGGGATGCCCTTAAATTAGAATTAAATAGACCTGATATTACAGATGAGTTAAAGTTTGCTCTAACTAAATATATCACAAAAGGTGCAAATGGGTCAGATGCATTCAAATCGTCTATTGATGATCTTGTTAGTAATCAAGGTGCAGAAAGCGTATCTACATTACTGAATAGAGCAGTTGCAACTAAGAATGACGAATTAGTTATTGCTGTAACAGATGCTATTGAAAATACTTGGGTTGCTGATGGTTATGCTAATATCCGTGCTATTAATAATGGCATGGGTGGCGTTGTAATTAAGAATGCTAATGCTATCGGAGCACGTCGAGTAGGTATCACAGATACTCTTACTGCTATGTCAGGTAAAGCCGAAATGGGTAGTTCATTAGGTGCTAAGTTAGTTGAATCTATAAAGGGTGCAGATCAAGAAGTAGCAGATGCTAGAAGTGCATTAGAAGCGGCTCAGGCTGCTCGTGCAGGAATTGATGGCAAACTAAAAGAGATTGAAGTCCTTCGTGATTATGCTGCACAAGATCCTGAATTAATTGCTCAACTATTAAATGATCCTGAGAACATAGGTATTGCTAAACTTATGGGTCTTGAAATGGATATTGCTGACACTCAATATCTAAAAGAATTTTATAGATCAGAAATTGGCATGGTTGATGGTTTTGGTGGAGCAGTAAAGGGTGATCTTAACAGGGCTGCAAATTATTTATTAGGTAAGCGTTTTGCTCAGATAGCAGATATTGTAGCAAATGAGAAAGACTTCTCACGTTTGCATAGATTATTTGGTCGTAAACTAGATGTAGAAATGACTAAAGAATTAGTTGATGCTACTACATCAGATGAAGTATTATCTGTCTTCTTAAAGCATTTAGCAGCACCTACATCTGATCCAAAAGTATTTCGTTCTTTAACTCTTAGAGCAGAGGCAGCAAAGTTAGGTAACAGCCCACTATTCAAGGTTGTACCACCTCTTGCTAGCAAAGCAATTGCTCAAGTTGAGAAAATTGAAAAGGGATTTGGTCGCTACTTTACTCAATCAGTAGTATTGCCACTTGATGACTTAGATAGACTTGTAAATGGTATGGAAGACTGGATGTCTTCTGCTGGTATTCCAGACGAGATTATATCAACCACAGTTAACAGAATTGTTGCAGCACCTTCTGTAAGAGAACGTTCTGGTATTGTTTTTCAAGAGATTGAAAAGGCTCAAGTTGCTATAGCAAATAAACTTGCTCCTGGAGATCAAGCACTTGCTGACGCAGTAAAAGAAGCATTTCGTGCTACTGGTAGAGAAAATGCTATTATTAAGCAATTCACACCTGAAAAATATGCTAAAGGTGAACATGCATCTCTTGATGGAGTATTTATAAATGGACAGGTAACTACCCATACATTTGCTGGTGACCAGGCTATATTTGAATATCAATTCCTAGATGATGTAATTAGATTACCTGATACTAGAGATATTAAAAAACTTATAAGCAAGTATAATGATAGTAAAATTAAATATGGAACTAAAAATTCTTTAGACGTATTTAGTGCTGAGATTGGTGATCGTTGGAGAACCGCTCAACTAGCATTCCGCGTTGCATATATTATGCGCAATATTGGTGAAATGCAGTTCCGTCAATACTTCTCAGGACATGATTCATTATTTAATCATCCACTAGGTTATATAGCCATGATTGGCGCTAACCCTGATAAGGGTAAAGTTAGACAATTACTTGGTAAGATTGCTAAGTATGGCAATGATGTTAATGGTAATAAACTAGTTGGTAAAGATGCTGAAATGAATGCAGCAGTATCTCAGGCTGTAGAAGAAAACTTTAACTTCCTTGCTAGAAACCATAACTCAAATGATCCTAGATTTGCATTCGTTGGTAAAATATATGAAGCAATTGGAACTGAAAGTGACAAGTATTACGTAGGTTTATCCAATACCCTAATGCGTGCTTATCAAGATGCTCTTATTCCTTTAGTTGCAAACTATGCTGGAACTGGAGCAGAAGATGATTTAGTTCGTCTTTTAATTGAAAGTAAAGGCGAAAAGTTTGCTGGTGTACTAGAAGACTTAATCAATGGTGGTAGAAATGGTGTTGCATCGGGAGACTTTGCATCACTATTCCTAAGAAGCCAAAAGAGAGTAAATGGAAAGTATGATCTTTCTCCTAATAACTTTATACCAGAAAACGTAAAAATTTATCTATTTGATCCTGAGTCTACAGGTTCAGTAGCACGTTATGTTAACAATGTTGTTGGAACTGGCGCTAAATCAGTGCCAATGCGCAGACTTCTTGCTGACGGAAGAGTTACTGTAAACGGAAAGAATATTGAAATTCCTTCATATAAAAAGTCTGGAAACATCAATGACTTTGCTGATGAAGATAATACGTTTAAGTCTCTTATAGCAAAGAATTTTCCTAAAGATGAAATGACTGGATCTACAGTTATCCACATTCGCGATAAAAGATTTGGTCCTCAAGACACTAAGTATTTAGATACAGCAGTATCTTGGTTCTTTGATATTGCAACTAAAGTAGAAAACGTAGTTAACTTTTCACCTGAGTTCCGTATGTCGTACTGGGATCACGTAGGTCGTTATGTAGGTATGATTGATGATGATGCTTTGCAAACATTATTGGTTAATGCCGAGAAGTCTTTATCGCCATTGACTGTAAATGGAAAGAAGATAGGTCTTCGTCGCCACCCATCTCTTCGTGCTATTAACAAAGAAATTTCTGCACGCAAAAAGGGTAAGTCAGTTACTGATGGTATCTCTTTGGAGACTATGAACTCTATGGCTTCTAAGAAGGCTTCAGAGTATACTAAGAACTTATTCTATGATGCATCTAAACAACGTCAATATGCTAATTCAGTTAGAATTTTATTCCCTTTCGCACAGGCACAATTTAACACTATCTTTAAATGGAGTCAACTTCTAAAAGATAATCCAATTCAGTTCTATAAGATTGGTCGTGCATATAACGCTTTGACCCAAGAAGGTTCAAGCGCTATCTATGATATAACTGGAACTAAATATGAAGAGAACCAAGGATTCTTTTATAAAGATGAATTTGGTGAGACTAGATTCCGTTATCCATTAGCAGGTAGCATAATTGGTGCTATGGCTGGTAAGAACATTGATACAGCACAGGCATTACAGATTACTGCTCCTGTTCAATCTTTAAACCTTGCATTTGGTGCAGTTAACCCAGTAGTACCTGGTATTGGTCCAATGGGTCAAATAATTTATGCAGCAAGTGGTAAATCTAAAGCATTTGGTCCTGAGTGGGATGCTATACGTCAGGTTATATTCCCATTTGGAGAGCCAAGTGGTATACAAGATTTCTTATTACCTGCATGGCTTAAAAAATCATTCCTATCTGCGATCAATAATGATACTCAAGTAGAACGTGGTGTAAAAGACTGGGCTTCATACCTAGCATCAACTGGTAAATATGGAGATAATCCATTAGCAGACGATGCTCAACGTAATGAGATATTTAATGATGCTCGTGGTCTATCACGTTGGACTGGTCTATATACTGCTTTCTTCCAGTCTATTGCTCCTGCAACTCCTTCTCAAGAAGTATTTGCTAAAGACAAAAATGGTGCTTTAAGAACTCAGACCGCTTTATATAGTGCTTACGATCAGATTAGCAAGAAGTATCCTGGTGATTACTTTGCTGCTGTTAGTGAATTTGCTGATACATTTGGTATCAAGAATATGCTAGTAGTACTTGCTGGTTCTACCAGATCAGTTCGTGGTACTGGAGATGCTTGGTCATTCTTAAATAAAAATCCAGAAGTAGCAGATAAATATTCTACTAGATCTGGCGACATTGTTCCTTATTTTTTCCCTGGTGGAGAAGCAGCAACTGCATACTATAACTGGCAGAAAGCCACAGGTCGTCGTCGTAATCTGCGTCCTGAAGAGTTAGAGCAATATGCTGAAAATATTATTTATCAAATGGCTAAATCTCAGGTTTCTGAAGAGCAAGCATCTATGGGTTATGATGATGTTTGGTATACAGGTGAAATAATTAGACTAAACGAAAAGTTTGGTGGAAATGCTCCTGTTATGTCAGTTGACATCGGATCTGCTGAAGAAAAAATTGCAAACGTAGGTAAAGCATTAGCAGACCCAGCCTTCCAAGATTCTCCTATCTACAAAGAAACTGCTCAGTTCTATGCGGCATACAAAGATGTAGAAAAGTATCTACAAGAAGTTAGAACTACCGCTACTCCTGGAATTGGTTCAGGTTTCTGGGGTGCTAAGGTAGAGGCTGAGAGACTAGAAATATTGGCTACACAGTTAATGATTAACAATCCAGCATTTTCTCGTATGTACTACGGGGTATTTGCTTCTAAGTTGAAGGTTGAGGAATAAATTGTCGTTTAACACAGGTCCACAAATGTCACAGGCAGAACAAGCCGCTCAACTTGGTCAAGTTCAAGCAAAAGATTCTTTTGAAAGAATATCTCAAAGTTATGCAGATCCTACAGCATATGCTATGTTTGCTGGCAAACAGATATTAGAATGGCGTAATACACCATCATCTAAATCTGGCTTTGTAAATCAATTAGATTATATCCAAGCATTATTACGTCAGAGTGGTTTATCTAACGATACTACTCAGCGTGGTGTTGTTGGAGATAAAGACATGAAGGCTTTGCAGGAAGTTTCAAGAATTTCCTTGCTAAATGGCGTACCATTTTTATCAACATTAGAAAACATATACGCCAACAAGAGTGCTGGTGAAGTTAAGTTTAACAAAAATATTGCTACAGCAATTAAGTTACTTGATCCAACAGATGCCAAGTCTACTCTATCAAATGAGTACTATCGTATGTTTGGAGAGTTTCCAGCCCAGAACCAAATAAATGAATTTATGAAACTACACAATGCTGAGGCTAAAAGACAGCAGACTAAGACTATTACTACATCTACTACTAAAGGTGATGTTACTACTAGTGCTACAACGTCTATGAACGAAGGATTTACCGAGAAGGAACAACAACAATTCTTGGCAGATTATCTAGTTAAGAACTTTGATGTTGCTGCTGCTGATGGGCTAGGTGGACAAGTCAAGTCAATATATGACCAAATTGTTAGCACCTACAGAAACAACTTCCTACCTGAGCCTGATCTACCTGCAGTTGCTGGTGTAATCAAGCAAGTTATCTCATCTGCTGATGACAAGGTAGCAACTCAGACATTAAGTGATTATGTAAATCAACAAAGAAGAGTTGCATCTAAGCAATTCCTAGGTATCCAAAATGAGTTACTTGCTGGTGATGACGTTATGACTTACGCTAAACCATTACAGGAAATGTTAAGAAAATCCTTTGGTCGCACAGTTCAAGTTAATGATAAATTGATTGTCCAGGCTCTAAACTATAAAGATGAAAAGGGAAACTATCGCCCTATGAATGAAATAGAATTAAATAATCTTGTTCTTAGTGATCCTCGTTATGCTACAAGCCCAATGGCTATTCAGCAGGCTACAGCACTAGGCGAGACTTTAACAAGAGAGTTGGGTAGATAATGGCCGCTGGAGGATCACAAACCGCTGCTGCTCAAGCAGCCGCTAAGGCTAAAGCAAGTAAACCAACACAAACTTCTAGACCTACCGCTGAGTCTTTTAAACCTGCAGCGCCTACAATTTCTCAAAGTTTAAATTTATATGGTGCGCCAACTACTAAATCATCAGGTGGTTATAGTGGTATTCCTGCAGTTAATAAAAATGTGGTTAATAAACCTGCAGATAAACCTCAAGTTATTAAAGATGCCTTCAATACAACAGGACCTTTTAATCCACAAGGTGGAGTAGGTACAGGCCCATACGGTCCATCATCTACAGTTACACCAGTAACACCAGTAGTTGAAAAAACAGTAATAAGCCGTATACCTAGACTAGACTCTAAAGGCAAAATTATTGGTTGGGATATTGTTTATAGTGACGGAAGCACTGGTTTTGAATCAAATCCTGCTTATGGTGCCGAAGAAGAAACATTAGGTACTACTAACGTACAGGTTCTAAAGGCTGTATTGCTAGCAAAAGGATTACCTGCAGACTTAGTAGAGGATTCTATTCCATTCTTACAGACTTTATTAAAAGAGGGTATTGATGGTGAGTCTGCTGTAAGTATTTACTTAAACACTAAATCATTTACAACTAAATCAGGAACCGTATTAGCATCTCCATTCTACAATAAGTATGGATTCTACAATGATAAACTTACAGATAAGTATGATGCTGCAACCCTATTTAATACTATTGAGGGATATAAGGGCGTTGCGAGTAAGTATAATTTAGCCTCTAAATTTACTAGTCAAGACTATATACAGAAATATTTATCAAACAAGAAGAGCGTTGCAACTCTTGATAAGGATGCAAATACTGCTAGATTATTAGCAACTAATGCAGACCCTGATAGAGTAAAAACTTTACAAACTCTTGGTTTTATTAACAATGCAACAGAACTAACTGACTTTTACTTAGACCCAAATGTTGGTACTGAAAAGATGCAGCAAAACGTAAATACTGCCGCATTCGCTCTTGAGGCAATACGTAGAGCAAATACACTTGCTCCGTTTAACGTAACTACTGCACAGCAATATGGCGCAGGATTGACTGCTCAAGGATTTAGTGAGGCTGAAATTACAGCACTTGCTTCTCAAGGATATGAAAAGATATCTCAAACTTTAGAACCTTTAACTAAGTACTCAGGTATTTATGAAGGTGCTGGCGCTAAAGACGCTGCTACTATTCAATCAGAACTTGAAGCAGAACAATATAAAGGACTTGAATCAGAGCGTCGCAGAAGACTTTCTGAACAATATGCAAGATCACTTCAAGGACAATCAGGCATAACTACACACTCGCTTAGTACAGGAATGTACCAAGCCTAACTAGAATCCCGACATGGATCCATCGGCCCCATGCGGTGTATAAGACCGATAGTACGAGCCAATATAGATGCCCCTATTTATATTGCGGCGTACGCCAACTACTAAGAAAAGGGAGAGGTTGCTATGAGCAACAACCGCGATAACTACTGGGATGAAAATGAAGATGAGGATGATGATGTTACAGTCGCATCTTTTGATTCTGATACAGACCTTGTAAAGAAACTACGCAAGGCCCTAAAGGTCGAGCAAAGAAGAAACAAGGATCTGGAGTCCTCATTAGGAGAACTTACCAAGTCCCAAAGAGAGCGGGTTTTGAAGGATGTATTCGCATCCCGTGGCGTAAACCCAAAGGTTGCCACATTCATACCAAACGACTTAGATGCTTCTGAAGAAGCGATCTCAAGTTGGTTAGAGCAAAATGCCGATGTATTCGGTATTGAACTACAACCAAGAAAAGAGATAGATTCTAAGGATGTCGCATCTCTGCGACAAATGGATAATGTAACAACTGGGGCTTTATCCCCCGACAAAGCAGAGGATATGAGCATAAGAATTCAATCCGCTGATTCTGCTGAAGAAATTCTAAACCTAATCTACGGTTCAAAATCGTAGTAATTTCAAACTAACCGAAAGGATCTAACCTCAAATGGCAGATCTATATACCTCGGCCGCCTTGCCTTCAGGGCAAGCAGGCACAGTGGTCGGTGCTAACCTTGTAACACAGGCGTATGACCGTCTCGTAGAGTTCGCTCTTCGTTCCGTACCGTCATTCCGTGCTGTGGCTGATAAGAAGCCCGTATCACAGACCCACGCTGGTTCAAGCGTACTGTTCCAAGTTTACAACGACTTGGCAGTAAAGACTTCTACACTAACTGAAACTTCAGACGTAGAAGCAGTAGCAGTACCTGCTACAACAACAGTTGCTGTTACTCTAAATGAGTACGGTAACTCAATCATCTCAACTCGTAAGTTGGACCTATTCAGCCTTGCTGATGTAGAGCCAGCACTTGCTAATATCGTTGCATTCAACATGAATGATTCTCTAGATCTAGTAGTTCGCGGCGTTCTTGCTGGCGGATCACAAGTAATCCGTGAGATCGCAGGAGCAATTTCAACTGCTGCTGTAACTGGTGTATCTGCAACTGATACAATCAAGGCGAAAGATATCCGCTACGTAGTAGCGAAGATGCGTGCAGCAAACGTAGTTCCACGTCGTGGAAACCTATTTGCTTCATACATCCACCCAGAAGTTTCACACGATCTTCGTGCTGAGACTGGAACTGCTGCATGGCGTCAACCTGCAGAGTACGTAAATCCAGCAGGAATTTACGCAGGCGAGATTGGAACTTTTGAAGGCGTTGCTTTCATCGAGTCTCCACGTCTACCTAACTCACAGGCTGGTGCTGGTTCAGGCACAACTCAAACTCGCGTCTACGACACATTCATCATGGGTCAACAGGCACTTGCTGAGGCTGTTGCTGAAGAGCCACACACAGTTATCGGTCCAGTTACAGACAAGTTAATGCGTCTACGTCCAATCGGATGGTACGGCGTAATGGGCTGGAACCTATATCGTACAGAAGCACTATGGCGTGTACAAACTGCATCAGCAGTTCGTCCAGCAGCCTAATCTAAGTAATTAGATAGGTGGGGCTAAGGGAAACTTTAGCCCTATCTGTAAACTTACTAAGGAGACAAAATGCCAACAACAAAGTACTACTTTGAAACACCCTATGTCGAAGAGGGTCCAGCAGGTTATAACAAGTTGCACATAAGATATAAGTTAAGACGCGGTGTATCAGTCATTAAAGAAAATGGCGTTTACCGTGAGGCTAGATATCCTTACATCGATGAATTAAATGCAGCAGAAGCCTACTACCTAGGTGGAAGCAAGTACGAAGTTACTCTTGCTGAAAAAGCGTCATTAGAAGCAGCAGGGTATACTGTAACAACAGAAGTAGTTTAATAGGGGATATATGTCACTACATAGACAGAGAACACATCCTGAAGAAGTTGAGGGATGTTTTGGTTGCAAGATTTCCGCTTTACAATTGAATCCTGGTGAGGCTTCTACTCGCACCACGATGTCAACTAAAAAGTGGGATGGGGAGTTACAGGCCTACCGTGATGCACGTGCTCAAGGTATCCAACCTGCATCTACTCAAATGAAAGACATCAAGGCAGCAGTTGCTGCATCAAATCACTTCGGCAAAGCGTTCAAAGCCGACGAACCAGGAAGAGGAATAATCTAATGCCAAAAGTAGGAAAAAAAGAATTTGCTTACACAGCAAAAGGAATGGCCATGGCTAAAAAAGAAGCCAAAAAAACTGGTAAGAAAATGGTTGTAAAAGGCATGAAGAAGATGGGTAAGAAGAAGTAATATGGCAAATATGTCTCGTTTATCTGGTAATGACAAGTCACGTCAAAATCCAAACTTCCTATCATCTGTTGCAGGTCGTGTAGGTATGGTTGCTAGAGAATTTCGTGATGTCCCTACTGCTGTAGCAACTGGCCTAAAGGCCAACTTCCAAAGAGGTCAAGGTGCTCAACCTGGATCAAAGCAATTACAAACTCTTGTGGATAATGCTACTCGCGCTAATTGGAATGCACGCCGTCAATACAAAGAAGCACTTCAGTCGGTTACTGGTAAAAAAGGTACTCGCTCTGATGAACTTAAGGGCGGAAAGTACATTAACAAGACACCTAAGAAAAAGAAGTAATGTCTTCGGGACAACGTAAAAGACATGATGGCTTTAATAAGTCTTTAATCAAAGATGGTGAAATTATCATCATGAGAAAAGATGGAAGTATCAAACTTCGTAAGGACATGAAAACAGGGGAAATAATCAATGGGACAAAAACAAGAAACAATATCTCTAGCCTGGTGCGATAACGGAAATGTAGACGGATTATTCATGCTTGGAGTGACCGATGTGTTACTCCAATCAGGAATCAAATTTACCTCTACAATCCGCAGTCAAGGTAACCAGATTGCTAGACAACGGGATAGATTAATCAACCACTGGTATGATTCTAATAAAGCAGACTGGCTACTCTGGGTAGACTCAGATGTAGTTATCAGTCCTGAAACATTTAGACTACTTTGGAATAACAAGGACAGATTAGCAAGGCCAATGATTACTGGAGTTTACTTTACTTCAGATAATCCTGAAGAGCCTCTAATGATTCCACTTCCTACTTTGTTTACTTTTGAAAACAATGAAGATGGAACAGTTTTATCTAAGAGGATTCATCCACTACCTGATAATAAACTAATCAAGGTAGATGCAGCAGGTATGGGATTCATACTAATGCATAGAGATGTAGTTACTCGTGTTAAAAAAGAAATGGGAGATGTCAGACTGTTTGCCGAACTGGGCAAGGGTGACAGTTTCCTAGGCGAAGATATTTATTTCTTTGCTCTATGTCATCAAGTGGGTGTACCACTATGGTGCCATACAGGAGCACTTGCTCCACATATGAAGAGATTCTCATTTGACTATCATTACTATAGAGCGATATTTGGAGGCAAGAAAAATGGCGAAAACACCAGCATGGCAGAGGAAAGCGGGAAAGAATCCTAAAGGCGGTTTAAACGCCAAGGGAAGGGCTTCTGCTAAGGCCGCAGGTATGACCCTGAAGGCACCTGTAAAAAGCGGTGATAACCCCCGTAGAGCCTCATTTCTAGCCCGTATGGGTGGTATGCCTGGGCCTGAACGTAAGCCTAATGGAGAACCTACCCGTCTATTACTTTCCCTACAAGCCTGGGGAGCATCATCTAAGGCTGACGCTAAGGCTAAGGCTGCAGCAATCTCTAAGAGAAACAAGGGAAAAAAATGAAAAAGAAAGTAGCATTTTGGGATAAGAAGAACCCTAAAAAAACTTCTAAGACATTAACACCCAATCAGAAGAGTGCCGCTAAAGCAAGGGCAAAGGCCGCTGGTAGACCTTACCCTAATCTAGTAGATAATGCTGCAGTAGCCAAAAAATCTAAAAAGAAATAGCGAGGAAAACAATGGCAACTCCATTTGGACAAGAAAGTTCTGCTGCTGCTAAAGCATTAGGAACTGCATTTGGTCAAACATATAATTCAACCAAAGCGCCTAAAGCAAAATCAGCAAAACCAAAAAATATAAATAAAAATATTA